GTTCTTGCAGGTGCACTTTCCGAAGTAGTGAAATCGGGTGACAATACCGATTTTGACTTAGGAAAGGCACTGCAAGCACTAGATTTCAGTGTTCTATGGGATTTAGCTACTAAGCTTCTTAGCGGTGCAATGGTAGATGGAAACGAACTTGGAGAACTGGAAGAGTCATCATACTTCGAAGAACAACCAGAAGAGTTGTATATTGCAGTATGGCACGCTATCCAAGCAAACTATCCAAGGGTTTTTTCCAAAATCCGCGAGAGACTAAGCGGTTCATCTATCGCGGAAACAATGAAGACAGCTTTCGAACCGAAATCCGAAACAGCCTAGATTCGGGCCAGATAGAATCATATCAAGTAGCCCGTTTCTATAGCATTGATCCCGGGGTGGTAGAATATGAATGGACAAACCCCGAATTCCTTGAACGGCAAGAATTCATGTTTGTTCAATTGGAGTATGACAAGCGCTATAAGAAGTGGCTTGATAACCAATAAGGCTAGGCAATGGCGAATGTAGTCGAAGAATTTGTAGCGGTACTTGGCTGGGATGTCGATTCGAAAGAGCTTGACAAATTCAACTCTCAAATGACCGACGTCACTTCCGCCGCTAAAAAATTCATTGGAATTGTTGTCGGTGCAACTACTGCCGTTGCCGCTTTGGTTACAGTCACGAACAAGCAAACAGCGGTCAATACCAATCTAGCTAGGTCTTTCGGCATATCAGCAGAGGCGACAGAAACTTGGGGGTTCATGCTTTCGGCTATTGGCTTGGAAGCTACCGCCGTAACACGCCTAATGAAAGATATGTCCGTTCGGATTGGCCAGGCTGCCGCCGGTATTGGTTCGGCGCAAACGATCAAAGATGCCGCCAAAGCTATCAATCTAGAGTTTGATACGCTTCGTAAGATGAAACCCGAAGAACAGTATATGGCTATTCTTCAAGCGGCAAAAGACACAACCGATCAATCCGTTGCTATGGCTGCCGCACAACAATTAGGCGGACGGCAAGCTTCAATGATTGTTGGTTATCTACGGACGCAACAAGGCACCGTAGAAGAGATATTGGAAGCGCAAGCACGGATCAACGTACAGACGGAAGAGGGGCGTATGGGTGCGCTCCGGTTCTTCTATGCGTGGGATGACGTAGGGAATGCCATATCGTCAATCAAAGCGCTTTTCAGTGGTCTGGTAGGAGAAGGGATAGCCCCGGTTTTAGAAGAATTCAATGCATGGGTTCGGGCAAATCGGGATCTGATTAGAGTAGAAATCAAAAAGTGGGTAGAAGGTTTCCTATCCGTATTGAAAACATTGGTAGGTGTGGCTCAATGGATGATAGACAAGCTTAGAGCCCTTATTGACTTTTTCGGGGGTCTGAACGGGGCTTTACGCTATACGGCGTTTCTATTTGGAACTTGGCTATCATTGAAAACTCTAGGTGCGTTGAGCACCCTACTAGGGTTGACCCGTCAATTGACGCTAGCGCAAACCCTGCTAGCGGCCCGTGCGGCAGCTACGAAAGTTGCTATGATGGGTCTTCGTGCGGCAAGTCTCGGCCTTGTTGCGCTTGTTCTAGAAGACCTTTACCAGTTCGCAACGGGCGGGGAATCGGTCATAGGTGAATTCAATAAGATTATTCAGCCTATGATTCAAGAGGGAATAGACGCTATGCAGACAATGGTTTTGTCTGCTATGGGTTACACCGATGAAGAAATAGAATATTTGAAGGAAAGAGCCGATCTATTCCTTACTCAAATTCCCGATATGCTAGCAAATGCACTTGACTTTGCTATGAAGCATGTAAAGGGTTTCTTCTCTTTCTGGATTGATCAAGCCGATCAATTTCTTTCGTATCTCGGTAGCGTGTACGATTCTATTGTAGCTTTGATGCAAAAAGCTACCGATAAAGTGAAATCTGGTATCAGTACAGTGAAAAGCCTTTTGCCCGATTTCGTAGTAGGTGCAGGAACACAACCGATCCCGTCCGCTGTTACTAACAATACCGGTGGATCTGTCGCTGTTAGCAACCAGAACAATATCACAGTAAACCAGCAACCCGGACAAACGGGTTCAGACATAGCGCAAGAAATCGGCAAACAGATTGCACAACAAAGTGCAAATGCAGTTAGAAACAATTCTAGCGGGGTGGTATACTAATGGGTGCTGCTGACATAGCAAACACGCTTAAAAACCCTTCATCTATTCTAGAATTCTTTGTACCAGTAAAGACTATCATAGATGAAATTGAAGTAGATGTAACGCGCGTTGAAACTATTGACTATCAGTGGCTAGTCACGAATAGACCCGTTGAAACCGGGTTGAATATCTCAGATGCGAGGATCGAACAACCATTTGCAGTCACGCTAGATTGCGTCATTACCAATGATGAAGTAGAGCTATCGGTTGGATCGGTTCTTTCACTGTTAGACGGGTTGGATACATGGGAAGACAAACGTGATAAGCTTTTCGAACTGAAAGACAAAAACAAAGTCATAGATGTTTCAAGCGGTTTCTATCAGTATTCGGATATGCTTATCAAGGCTACTCGCTTTGACCGCAACAAGGATACAGCAGACGCGCTATTCTTCCAAATTGAGTTGATTCATGTTCGTTTGGTTGCAAGTGCGATTTCAGATGTAGACTTTAGTCAAATACCGGATAGCCTATTGAAAAAGGCCACGGGAGCAAATAGGGATGCCGCAAAAGCGGCAGCCAAGAAACAAAAACAGGGTAACAAGACTGCACCGGATGCAGATGAGAAACAGAGTTCTATCTTGCTGGGCGGATTGCGATCTTTAGGGTTTTCAGTATGAGTATTCAACTACTACCAACTACAAACTACCCCTATACCGAATATCAAGTGAAGTTTGACAATCAAGCATACACTATTACAACTCGTTGGAATGAAACCGATGAAAGTTGGTATATGGATATTGTAGGGGTTACCAATGGAGTTTCATATCTAGGTCTGAAAATCGTTGGCGGGGTTGGTATCATCGATCCATTTGCAATCTTGGAACTTGGCTCATTCTATCTGATAGACCTAGAAGAGAAATACGAAGACCCCGATTTTGATGGATTTGGCGATCGATATAGAATCTTCTATGTACCGAAAGACGCATAATGCCATTTCTGTTTGATAGGAAAGTGAAGTTAGTAGTCTATACGTCTACAAAGATGTATGAGATTACCGATCTTCATATGTCCTTTGAAGTGCTACTCCGCAGGGATTCTAAACCGAATCTTGCGAAAGTGTCTGTTTACAATCTATCAGAGTCTACTCGTAACACTCTACAGGAAGAACACTTAGGGATGGAGTTTCACGCGGGGTATGGATCTACTGGCCCGGAAATGATTTTCCAGGGTACTACTAGCAACATTCTATCCATGAAAGATGGCCCGGATTGGATAACTACCATTTATGCAGGCGATGGACATAAGGAGTTCGATACTACATACTTCAACAAGAGTTATAGCGCGGGAACTCCTTTGATTCTGATATTCCAAGAAATAGCAGATGTTTTCGGTTTGCCTCTGAATATCGATCCTACTTTGTTTGACTCGCTTTCGCAGTCTCTAACAAGGGGTATCACGTTTGCAGGCAAGGCAAAAAAGGCTATGGACAAGCTATCAAGAGACTATGATCTTGATTGGTCCGTCCAATTTGGGATCATCGAAATCGTACCGAGCGGTCAAGTTCTTTCTTCCGATCCGATTGCTACGCTACTAACCTTCGACACTGGCTTGATTGGATCGCCAGAAATCGCATATGAAAAGCAAAAGAAGAACCGCAAATCTGAACCTGAATTTATCAAAACCATCAAAGCTACATCTTTGCTGATACCATCGGTGAAACCGAATAGACTTGTAACGATACTTTCACTACAAACCTCAATCACTTTCGGCGCATTGAATGAAACAAGGGTTCCAACGGATAACGCCGACGGAACATATCTAGTTGATACAGTGCAGTTTGTAGGTGACAATTTCGGTGGACCTTTTGACGCACGAATAGAAGCATTGGAAGAATGACAGAAGTAGATAAAACTGAACTACCATTGGATCAAGCGTTTTCGCGCATCTTTGCCGCTATGACGTCTGATTTGCATACTGCTTTGCCCGCACAAGTGGTTAGCTTCAACAGTGCTGAAAAGACTGTATCGGTGCAACCCGTATTGAAACGGTTATATGAGTATAGCACCAAAGCAGAAAACTTGCCGGTTATCGAAGACGTGCCAGTAGTGTTCCCGGGAAGCGGGGAATATTGGCTAACCTTCGATATTGAGAAAGACAGCTATGTTTTGCTGATAGTGGCTGAAAGGTCGCTTGAAACTTGGCTCAATCAAGGCGGAATAGTGGACCCACAACAGGAAAGGCGATTTGACCTGTCGGACGCTATCGCTATTCCGGGTTTGATACCAAAGCCGATAGCTGCTACCCCTTCAATTGCAAGCGGCACAATGGCGCTTACAAACCGTCTAGGGACAAACGGGTTTAAGCTATCGGCAACGGCTGCCGAAATGTTTTTCGGTGCAAACAGTGTCAAGGTAGATGCTACCGGGGTTCATATCACGGGGCTAACAAACATACTAGGAAATGTGATTGTCACTGGCACCGTAACCGCTATCGATTTCATAGTAGGTGCAATTACACTGTTAACACATATCCATGAAGTTCTAGGCCCCGATACCGGGCCAGCAAAACCGCCCGGACCATAAAAGGGTTTGATATGGCTATTGACAAGCTACTAGACGAAAACAACGATTTGGCCTTCAACGGTGAAGACTTCATCCTAGTAAGTGAGTCGGCAGAAGTAGTGCAATCGTGTTCTATTCGTCTTCGTTTCGTACAAACGGAATGGGTATTTGATTTCACGCTTGGTATTCCTTGGCTAGATGAAATGTTTGCTACTGAAATCAGCTATTCGCGCAAGCGACAATGGCTAGTAGACACGATACAGAAAACGATCGGAGTTAATCGGTTGAAAGAGTTCAAATTCGACGTTGATCCGGTCAATCGGGGAGCTTTGGTAGAGTTCGAAGCGGAAACAATATACGGGGTTGTAAACGGGAGTGTATCATTATGAGTTCTTTTACTCCGGACGGAATCATTCTAGACAGATATGATGATATTGTCGAAAAGCTCGAAGCCGATTTCAAAACGGCTTTCGGTGATAGTGTAAAGACAACCCCGGATTCAGTTGTGGGTCAAGAGCTTCGATTGTTTGCGGCAGCCGTTGCAGAACAAAACGAACTGATTGAAGGGATTGTTTCCGCTTTCAATCCGCAAGGTGCGACAGGTATATTCCTATCAAACCTAGTACAGTTCAACGGCATAACGCGGAAAGAGGCGGAATTTTCTTCCGTTGCGCTTGAAGTAACGGCGGGAACTGCACCGACAACCATACCAGCGGGTTCGCTTGTCAGTGATCCGAATGATGTCAATGAATGGTCTTTAGACAATGATGTGATTCTACTGGCACTCGAAACGAAGACGGTTTCAGCTACTTGCACTGAACCCGGGGCAATCGATGCAACCCCCGGATCACTTACAAAGATCAAAACTCCGATCTATTCATGGGAAACAGTCACTAACCCCGCTTCGCCAAGTCTCGGACAAACCGAAGAAACCGATACGGAGTTACGCGCAAGACGTTTGATCGCTTCGCAAGCTACCGGGCAAGGTTCCGAGCCTAGCATCTTTCTTGTATTGTCCGAGGTTGAAGGGGTTAGCAATGTCAATCTATTTGTGAACAAGGGGTTTGCAATCGATCCGGTTACCAGTGTTCCGCCTCAACATATTTGGGCAATCCTTAGAGGCGGCAACGATGAAGATATAGCAAAAGCCCTTGTTGAGAATGTTCCGGGCGGTATCGGGATGATAGGTGCACCGTATGTGTACTATGATGAAGAGTCCGATAGAAACTACACTGTGAATTTCGATCGCCCGGTAGACAAAAATATCTATGTAGAAGTGACTTTGAATAAGCAATCCGACTATCCCGCCGATGGCGATGCACAAATGAAACAGGCTATTATAGATTACTATGCGGGGGATATGACGATTGACGGGCGAACAGTAGACGGGTTTGGGATCGGTGATACGGTAGAGTATACGAGACACTATACACCTATCAATTCTATTCCGGGGCATACTGTCGCAGATTTGCGAGTGGATACGGTAACCCCGCCAACGGGGCAAGTAGATATACCAATGACGGTAAACGAACAAGCTTTCATCGATGCAAGTCAAATCGAGATTCTAACTGCATAGGATCGAATAATGTCTAGATTGACAACAGCCTACGAACGTCTATTAAGCCAATTTCGCGATCGGCCTAAATGGATTTCATACCTAAGTGTCTTGTTTGCACGGATGCAAGATAGCGACAATATGATCTATGCACTTGCGACCGAAAGACACATAGATACGGCGCAAGGTGTATGGCTTGATCAAGTTGGGGAAATCATCGGTTTTGTCCGCCCGGAAGCATACGTTGAAGACGATTACATTTTCACTTATAAGGATATAGGCGGGCCGGATGACGTGAACAAAGGCTTTGCTACCATTCCAGCCACTACGGGCGGCAAATATCAAGACGTAGACGGGGGTTTGACCTATGATGGTATCCCAATGTCCGATGATGACTATCGGCAAGCTATCAAGGGCAAAGCGGGGAATACGAAGAAACTAGGAACACTCAAAAACATCACTCTATTTTGTAGAGATGTTTTCGGATATGAAGCGGACGTTACAAGCCCTATTACCGGGTTTGTATTGGTTACACCTAGAGAATTCATCACAGCGCAGCAAAAATGGTTGACAGAGCTATTAGCCCCGTTGATTGCAGGTGTAACTATCAGAGTTGAATACTTCGATATATCGTAAAAGGAGCACATACAATGGCAAGGCCGATTACCCCGCTAGATGTTTGGGCAAATGCAGGTGCAGTTGTAACCCCCGATCCACCCAAGATTGATAGTGGTTGGATCCCGGGCGAACAACCCCCCGCGCAATGGCACAACTGGTTAGACAATCAAGAGTGCCTTTCCATCAATGAAACCATAACGGAAATCAATCTAGGTATCTCTTATTATGGTTCGGCTGAATGGTTTGACTCTACCCCGCTAGCAGCTACCAATCATGAAGACTGTATAGAAGAGATTGTAGATACGCTTGGATCGTCTTATGGTGGTTCGAAGATTGGCAATGAAGGCCAGGATACGCCCCGTAGATTGGTCGATATGGATCCCGTAGATGCGATTAACGATCATACAAACGCACTTGCATTGGCTCTTGATTTGGTTGGTATGTCAACCGCTCAAACCTATCCGGATGGACAAAGCCTTAGAGACATCATTGCAAGGCGCTATAACTGGAATCTGATAGGCGGCAAGCGCGGTGCAGCATGGGGGCAAATGTGGGCGAAAGGGAATGAAGTAGGTCCGGGGCTAGGCAACCAGATTCTAGATATTGACTTTGCAGTGTGTAACGGGCGGTTGTGTGTTCTCCTTTTGGATGCCACGTTGAACGGTATCAGAGTCTATGATGCACAATTGATGGTTCAAGAAACCTCTTTCAGTGGTTTCGATCCAGGCTGGGATGTTCGAACGTTCGTATCCGATGGAGATAACATCTATGTATCTCTAGAAAACCCCGGTGCAGGTAACATCCATAGGGTTGAAGCGTTTGTAGTGTCGGATCTGTCATGGTCGCAACCCGCTAGTTGGCCAGCAATCGGAATTATGCTTCCGGGTTCGGGTCCAAGCGTACGCGATGAAATGGCCATTACATCGCGTACGC